ATTTCAACAACATTCTCTGATCATGCCTTTCTTCATTGCAACTGCCCTGCCTGAACTGCCTCCTATGGTTCAACAGGAGCCAGTAAAAAATCGCCAGCAAGAAATCCTAGAGAAAATCATGCAGCAAGCTCCTGCTGCTGCTGAGCGCTCCTTTGGCGACTGCACGTACCAATGGGGACAATGGAAGCTAGCGAGTGATGGCGTGCGCACTACGATGCGCTCCTGCAAGGGAGAATCCGTGCAAACTCCTGCCTACATCGCTGTGAGCTGCCCGCTCCTGCAAGTGAACACCACAGAAGCTGGTAAATGGAATGGCTGGCGTAGTCCCATTGCTAAAGGCGCAAAACCAGGCGAAGCAATGATGGTGGCCACGCTCTGTGCCAACGTCACGCAATAACCACTACCATTGTTTCGCCCAATTTTTCTTCATTGGAGCGTTACCGGCAACTGAGTGTCGTTAAAGCCTCGCCTCGTGAAGCCTGGCCTAGCTCAGCCAAGGGCTGCCCCCGCAGCCCTCTCCCATTTATGAAGCTTTGTAACAGACGGGCATTGCAAGCCCTCCAGGCTGTATTGTTGGTTCACTGAGGCGCGAGCCTCTCCTTTCCAAGATCAATGACCCTCACCGACAAAGAACAGCTTCTCTACAGCTCCATCCAAGAAGGCATGGATGAGCCTGGCTGCGGCTGGCTCCATGAGCTTGACCCCTTCAACAATGGTCACACCTGCGCTGGCGTGCTGGGTGCTCTGATCAGCAAGGGACTAGTGCATTCCTACCAAGATGAAGAAGCTCCTGATTGCTATTGGGTGACCCTAATCAAACAAGCCTGAGCTTTGTAACGATTCATGAACAGGGGGCTTCTGGCCCCCTTTTTGCTGTATTGTTCTCTCATCGGCAAGCGCAAAGCGTTTTGCTGAAAACGCCAAAGGCGTTTCCTCGGCAGCGATGCCGCCTCTTCCTTTCAAAGCCAATGACTTCCTATTCCATCCTCTGCACCAACTCCCGCAATGGTGGCCAGTGCGAGCTTCTCATTGATGCTGCTTCCCCTGAGCAGGCCACGCAGCACGTAGCAGATTCCCGCCCCCACTACATCATCAAAACCATTGAGCCTGTAGAGCATAAGTTCGTCTGCCATGGTTTCTGCCGTAGAAACCAGCGTTATGACGCCCTTGCCTACATCGCTTTCTCTGCTGACCAGGCCCGTTCTGTCTGCCAGCAGCTCCACCCTGATTTCGCCATTGATCGGATTGAGCTTGTGTGAAGCTTTGTAACAGGCCCCTTCCAAGGGGCCTTCATGCTGTATTGTTGTTCCAACGAGGCGCGAGCCTCTCCTTTCTTCTTCCAATGACTTTCCTCGTTCCTTCTGGTCCTCTGCTGATCAAGCATTCTCACGATCAGCTCATTTCTCTCGTGGCCCGTTTCATTGTTGAGGCTAAGCCCGGCGCAGCTCTTGCTCTCCCCGCTCAAGCAGTGATTTCCAAGAGAGAAGATGGCCGGATCTGCCTAAGCCGTGCAGGAAGCTTGCCTATGCCTCTCCACGAGCCCCTGAGCCACGATATTGTTGCAACTATCGCCCGTTGGGCAAAGGAGGCAGCATGATTGGTGCAATCAACATTATTGCCATCTCCAAAAAAGGTAAATCACGTATTGGCACCAAGCTCACCACTGCCATTGTTGAACAGGATCATCACGATAAGCTTTTCGTAGTGTGGCCTGAATTAAATCAATGCAGATGGATTAAAAGGGACAACGATCCTGATTTTCGTATTGTTGAGGACTGAATCATGATGAATCAAGAAATCAAAAAGCGCTGGATCGAAGCTCTTCGCTCTGGAGAATATCAACAGGGAAGGGAAAGCCTTTTCCATTGCGGTAAATTCTGTTGCTTAGGCGTGCTCACTGATCTCTACATCAAAGAGCATGGTCTTCAATGGAAGCAAGATTCCGCGGATTTGTGGAGCTTTGAAGAAGAAGGAGGAACTCTCCCTCGATCAGTGCAAGACTGGTCTGGCATCTTAGAGCCCAATCCTATGATTCTTGATAATTTTGCTACGGCTCATAATGATCAATACGCAGAAGATTTTGCCACCATTGCTGATTACATTGAAAAGGACAAAGGACTTTGATCATGCCTTATTCTCTCATTGTTGATGACGAATGGGGCGTGCCTTACGCCCTCAAGACTTTTGAAACCATTCAAGAAGTGCATGATGAAATTAGGACTATGGACGAAGCATTAGACAATGTGGGGCCAGGATCTGCCTATGCCATTCGCTGCATTATTGACCAGCTCAAAGAAATTGTCCACGAGGCTGAAGAAGAGCCTGAAGCCATTCTCGACCGCCCTGCTTTTTGAACCATGCTGACCATTTCCACTTATCAAGACAACGGCCCGTATTTCCCTCCCACTAAAGGCCGCTACCAAGCAGCCCGCTTGAGAGACCTTCTCTTCCACGTCAGGCAGGCGATGGAGGATCGGGAAGACATTATTGCCATCTTTGACCAGCAAGGCTCTTGCAGGGGCATCTGGCGCCGGGATATTGAAGGATACATGGACAGCGCTGGTGATGCCATCATTGATCATGAAGGCTATGAGCTGATGCGTCCTGATACCAAAGAGCAATGGTTATGGAAGAGGCTTCAGGAGGTGATGAAATGATCATTATTGATTTCTTTTCTGAAGATTGCTGCAAAGGCACTGAACTAGTGGAAGGCTGGTATTGGTATGACGATGATGATGAGAATGCAGTGGGAGGGCCGTTTGCAAGCGAAGAAGCCGCCCTAAAGGCGGCTTTTGATGGTCATGGCTGGTAGGGCACGGCTAGGAAAAGGTTTGTTTTAAGAAAAATTAGACACGGCCAGTTTTTGGTTTGTTTGAAAAAAAATTGGGCACGGCTGGTTTTCGGCTTCTTTAGGGCACGGCTGGTTTTCGGCTTCTTTATATCGTTTCATCACGCTGCCGTTATATGCGGCTATCGGCATATGATCATATAACGATATGATGATATGCGCATACAGGCATAGTAGTACAGGCGTACTATAGTACATGCGTACTAGTGCCAATTCTGAAGTGTCACATAGTACAAGCGTACTAAATAAGCTCGCCTTATGTGACAGATAGGCTGAGCTTATGTTTCGAAATGTTACAAAAACTTGCCTAGGAAATCGTGATATCACGATAGCGTTATGTGCCCTACGGTTTGCCATTATCACGCTTGCGTTGTTTGCACTATCACGCTTGCGTTGTTTGCGAAATGCCGCTTGCGTTGTTTGTATTATCACGATGGCGTTATGTGGCTCGATTGTTACGAAAGATTGCAAAGATTGATTGTTGGTCGCTTTCATGGTATTTCGCGCGCTCGCGCGCTTTCCTTTACTGCTGACAGCATCCCTCGCCAGTAGCCTCCCGCGCAGCGTGCCAATCACAGAAAGCGCCATAAGCTCCCGGACGTTGTGCCGCTTGCCCTAGTGGCCTAATCTCCGGGATCCTGTGCCGCCATGGCTTATTGTTCTCCCAACGGCGAAACGGAGCGATCCGCAGCCGCTACCCTCTCAAACTTTCAAACATGCTCGCCTTGAAACTTTCCGCATTGTTTGGCGGTAGCCTTCTGGCCATCTTTATCGGCTCACTAGCCGTAGAAGATCAGCGCCACTTTGTAGCCTGTCGCGCTACTGGCGCAAGTGCTGATGCTTGCCTATTGCAACTCTCTGGCCGCTGATTGTTTCTTTCTTTCCCTTTCTTTCTTTCAAACGATGCAACTTTCTAAGCTTTCCTTCCATCTCACGGCAAAGTCTGGCAATGCCAAGACGGGGCCGATGGCAGTATCAACATCGGCAAAGTCCACCTGCTCACCAACTTGCCCTTTCCTTGATAATGGCTGCTACGCTACATCAGGTCCTTTGAATCTACATTGGCTCAAAGTTTCAAGCGGCGAACGTGGCACAAGCTTTGCAACTTTCCTAGAAAGTTTGAAAGCTTTGCCTGAGGGTTCCGCTTTCCGTCACAATCAGGCGGGCGATCTTCCCCATAACTTAGGAAAGATCAGTGAAACTTTCATTAGAAAGATGATAGTTGCAACAAAGCATCTCCGCGCCTACACTTACACTCACCATAGCCTCAAAGTTGGTGAGAATCTTTCCCTAATTAGAAAGGCGAACCGTGCAGGCTTCACTATCAACGTAAGCTGTGAAAGTGAAGCGCAAGTGGATGATGCGATCGCCCATAACTTACCTGCAGTTATGGTGGCAAAGTCCACAGAATCGCGCACAACGTGGCACACTGAAGGCGGGAATGTAGTAGTGGTGTGCCCCGCTCAACGCAGCGATACTGTAACTTGCTCTGATTGTATGCTATGCCATAAGCGCGGAAAGAAAGTGGCCATAGCCTTTCTGGCCCATGGCACAAGCAAAAGGAAAGCAGAATCTGCACTTTCCTGATTCTTTCTTTCTTAGTTCTTTCTTTCCCTCGCTTTCCTTTCCCGTGTTCTACATCACAGAATCAGACTTTGGCCAAACTTTCTACGCTGAAACTTTCCAAACTTTAGATGAGGCTTGCAACTTTCTGAACATGCTTGAACTATCGCAGGAAGACTCTTATAGCTTCCAGCGTGAACTTTCCATCGCTGAACTCAAATCTCAAATTGTAGATTTTATGACTGAGAATCAAGAATTCTGAGAGGCCCCTACAAGCCGCCACAAGACGCCACAAGCCAGGCCCGCACCTTTCCTAGGTGTGGGCTTTCATCGCGTCAGGATGGCGGTGTTAGGCAGGTCTGATGGGCAGTCTCGGACTGGTGACCGTATCAGTAGGGAGAATATACTTTTTCCACAGGGCTGTGGAAAACTTTTGAGACTCACCGTGTGAAGTATTGTGACAACGCTTGACTTTTAAGCTGTGGTGCGGTAGTACGGCAAATTTAAATTGTGGGGCGGGGGTATACGCTTCGAAAAGTGGAGCCAATTTTCATCCCATTTTTCGTCTAAGTATTTATACCTAGACAAAACAAAAGCCCCGAAGGGCTTTGTTGATGCTTAGAAGACGGGTTAAGGGCAAAGGAGAGTCTGCCATTCGCTTTGAGACTAAGCAATGGTTAGCTGGAAGAAGCTGTGAAAGCGAAGCGATATTCGCGATTCTTTGTGAGACCAGCTTAATAGAAAGCCAGAAGACATTATAAGAACAGGGCCATGCCTGTAATTTGAGTTGAGACTGGCAAAAGGGGAGAGTCCTGGAAGAAGGGGTGAGAACGGAGCGTAGTCCGTAATTCTTTATGAGACCAGGGCAAAAAGAGCACTGCTAAAAAAGCTGCTGAGACCAGTGCTGAACTGGAAAAGCTATTGAGATCAGCAATGCTCCGTAACTGTAGCGTCTATTTATGCGACCAAGCTCTTCATGGCGCTAAGCATCATACGTTGAGCACGCATGTAGTCTTTACGAAGCTGACGAAACTGCTTAGTTTGTTCAGCGGAGAAATCGTAATGACTAAGCACCTTTCCAGAGGCGCTGGCCTTGCGCGTGTTCATTTTGCTGATGGCATAGTTACGAAAACCATGCCACATGATATTGGAACGTGCGATACCGCCACGATGATGACAAGGAGACGGAGCAATTTGCGTACGAACTAACCAGGAGATACCTGGCGGCTTGTTGGTATCAGGACGATAGCGGAGGGAACCGTCATCATTGAGGAGGAGGGCTGCAAGCGTATAAAGCTTGGAAAGCTGCGGGCCATTAGTGCTGCCCACTTTATAGAAGCTGCCATCTTTTTTGCGATGGAGGAGGCCGAAGATTTCTTTTGCATCGCCTGGAAGAGCTTGAGCAAAACGCTCAAGGTTATCAAGGACGAAGGTTGTAATGCGGTCCCCTTCAATGGCGTAGTCGAAACGACGAGCCACGTTCAGCATGGCATTAGTTGTGTCTTTGTAGACCCAGCCAGCTTCCCTCCAGCGTTCGGGAATGAAGCAATGAGGAGGCCGTTTCAGGCTACGAAGAACCGAAGGTTCTTGAAGAAGATAGGCATGAATGGCCTGGGCATCATTTTCATCGTTCTTCTCAAAAAAGCCGGTTTGTGCCCGTGCTTTAGGCGTTTGGCTATGAGGAAAGAGACGAATGTCAATGCCTAGGGAATAGGCGCGACGGTAGAAATTTTGGAGAGTTTCAGCATCGTACACTTGCGCGAGGCTTTTTTCTGTACGTACGCAGCCGAGGTGGGCATTTTCTGCTCCGAGAATGGTGCCTTTAGGGCACCATTGTTCAAGACGCAAGAATTCTTCAGGAGAGAGCGAGCTAGTAGTGGCACCATCGAAAGAGGTCCACATCTTCCCGCCGAAATCGGCAGTGATGAGCTTCATTACATTAAGGGGGGATTGTGAGAGTGACGAGCCGTTAGCCAATCTGAGAACAGCTAAAAGCTGCAAGCTGTGGTGAGAACGGCGTGGTCTTGTGAATCATAGTGGCAATAAAGCTAGTCGCCATACGCTGAAAGCAAGCCGAAAGCGCCGCTTGAAGCGTTTCCAGCAATAAACAAGACCAATGGAGACGGCCCTAAGCCGTCGTAATAACGCACAAGATCACGCATTCCCCTTTCCATTGTTATTAGCAAAAGGCGGCACTAAGGCCGCCGTTCAAGCTTTTAAAGATAGACAAAAACAAAAAAGCACTTTCCTGGAGGCTACGCACACTACGGGCGGCCCATTACTTAGGAGCTGGACCAGCCTTTCTTGCGCGGGCTTTTGATTTTCGCTGCTTGTCTGAGACCTTCGCCCTTTGGGGGCTCAGTTGTCTGGCATTTCGCAGCTAGTCAAGCCTTTTGATTTTCGCCGCTTGTATAGAACGTTCGCCTTGGGGGCTCACTGGTCTAGAAGCGCGGCTAATCATGCCTGCACTGGCTTGCGGAGCGCTTAGTAAATTTAGGCGAGGCTCCGCTTACGGCTATCGTATCTAGTGGTGTGGCTCAAATGTGGCATTTTCCGTATCATGGCGATACAAAAGCCAAAATTTCCACAGAATTTCTTAAGGATTCAAGCAGCGGATGGGGGTTTGCTGAAGAATGTATTAAATAATGCATGTAGAGTTTGTATTAAGAACTAGCGTGGTAAAACTACGGACTATTGCCATGTTCGGTCTGCCAGAACGTCAGCCATTTAACTATGGTCCCTATAAGCTATGGCCTTGTTTCAGCAAGCCAGAGTTCCAATGGTTTAGCGCCATCAACGGCAGGCCGTACTATTTCAAAAGCCTGAACGAGGCCAAGTTGTTTATCAAAGATTTGGTCTCAAACGAGGACGCTGAAAATCTGTGCGACTAAAGGAAAACTTCCCTTTTCCATCGTCCTGTCTGAGCTAGCCTGCCTAAGTTGATCGCGCCCCGCTGAGCGGGGCTTTGTCGTCTCATGAGCCTGAAAGAAAAAGCAAAATGTGAGCCAATTGCACGCACTGGCAGGGTGCAAGACTGGCTAGACAATTCTGAAAGCCGCCTTCCCGTAAGCTGCACGGTTTTCAATGTTGAAGATTCAATGGAGGGCGAAGATGGTATTGAAGCGTCTTGGCGGTTTGTTAGCCACGGCTTGCGCAATGGTGCGGGCGTCGCTATTCATCTTTCTTCTCTCCGTGAAAGGAATGCTGAAAATGGCAAAGGCTTGGTGGCAAGCGGACCAGTAAGTTTTGGCAAAATTTATTCCACGCTTAACGAGATTTTGCGTAGGGGCGGCGTTTATAAGAATGGCGCTGTAGTTTTGCATCTTGATTACGACCACCCTGATGCTCTGGAATTTATTAATGCTTCGCGCAGTGAGCTGCCTTGGGTGAAGCGTTGTATTAATGTGGATGAGAAGTTTATTGAAAATAGTTCTCAAGAATTTATTGATGCATTGCTGAAAGGAATTGGCAATGGTGACATCTGGTTGAATAAGATTCGCTTCAATGCGAAAGGAGAGCGAATTCGGGCAAATGTTTGCCTGGAAGTATATCTTCCGCATCGCGGTACGTGTTTGCTGCAGCATGTAAATCTTGGCGCCTGTAACTTTGATAATTTGCAAGGAGCTTTTATTGAAGGCATGCAACAGCTAGTTGATCTCCATCCCAATACTGGCGTGGGCGACACTGGAGAATATCTTTCTCCCACCATTGATAAACAAATTGGCCTAGGCGTGTTGGGCTTAGCCAATTTCCTTGCCATCCATGGCATTAGCTATGAAGATTTTGGCCATGCATTGAATGCGTTTTTGGCTGAGGATCCCCGTGCATGGTTTGAGCAATGGAAAGATATGCCTGCCGGTGAAGCTGTGTGGCAATTAGATCAAGGCATCCAGAAGGCTGCAGAAATTGCTCGCGAGCATGGCATGGAACGTGCTTTCTGCATTGCCCCCACTGCATCGTGCTCTTATCGCTACCTCGACACTCGCGGTTTTACCACTGCTCCTGAAATTGCTCCTCCCATTGGTCGCATTGTTGATCGTGATTCAGGCACGTTTGGCGTGGAAACGTTTGACTATGGTGATGTAGAAATTGCCGCTGAAGTGGGCTGGGCTAATTACAAGCGCGTTGCTGATGGCATTGTTTCGCTTTATCAACGCACTGGGCTTTTCCATGGTTATTCATTTAATTCGTGGAGTGATATGGTTATTTACGACGAAGCATTCCTGCGTGATTGGCTAGAATCTTCTCAGACGAGCCTCTATTACAGCCTGCAAGTCCTGCCTGATACCCAGCGCAAGGATGATGCATATGCTGCATTGGACGACGATTTTAAGAGCATGTTTGGCTTAGACGAAGAGTCTGAAGCTGGCGGATCTTCTGCGTCTTGCAATTTAGAGGCTGGATTTTGCGCTGCCTGCGCTGAATGAAAAAAAGAAGGGGGCCTAGAGCCCCCTTTCTCCTCACACACCTGCACGATACTACGACCATGAACGCTGTCAAGAGCCCCTATCTGTCCATGATTGCCAAGAAGCGTCCTTGGCA